AGGTACATTCCATCTCTGACCTGCGTCTGTTCTTACCAACACATATTTGATCTTAACCTTCTCAACGGTACCAGTTTCTGTTCTACCGTGTCTGCCTTGGAACGATACCCTGTCTCTGAATTTCAAACTGTGGGCATCTTGGAAGTGTAATTGATTTCTTCTCAACTTCACCGCCTCTATCACTTTGTTCAATTCATCGTTGTTCAACACACCGACGTCTTGTATCAACTTGTTCAACTTCATATACATTTTTTTCAACTCCTTGTTTGGTTAATGTACTTTCAGTATATAATGGATTGGTAATGCGTCAACCTACCTTAGAAAGTCGCATAGAATGGGAGGTTTTTGATCATGACACAGGATCTAGTGTTGATCTTGCTGGGTGGCACTAGCGGTAGTCGGCTTTATATTATATAATATCACCAGGTTGACGGTATAGGTATCCGTGTTAAAATGAATTATGATTACAAGGTTGCAGGTGCTGAAGATCTCATATCAGTCCTCGTCAGAGGCATTGAAGAAGGCACTTGCGGTGGTCATTAACAATAGGGAGGAAATATAATGTCAGATACATTAAACAAAAAAGAAGTAGATCAATTGATGGACCTGTTCAATAAGATCAAATTAGACTTATCGGATTCAAGTTTCCCAACAAGGACTAACAGATTAGAGGCTGTGGAGAATATGAAGAAGGTTCTTCAGATACACGGATATCAGATCACTGATCTTCCACCACAGGAGCCTACAAAGTTCGCAGACGCATTGGATCACCACCAAATAATGCAGAAAGGTATCGTTAGATGATTGAGGGATTGCAGACAAAATCCATAGAAGATATAGTCGAGGAGATGACGGACACATATATCAAAGGCGATTACATAGAGGGCTTCACCCGAGACGGTGATGACGCCCTGATGAGTCCCAAGCGATTAGCGGATAGATTTCATTCGGTGTGCCTGGGATTTGGATACAGGGAGGCGGAGATCATACCTGCCAAATTGGAAATCGAGGAGTGGTGCCGAGAGCATCTATTAACATTGGAGAACAAATTCAGATGAAGAAAAGAACCAAAAAGGCATTGATGGAGTTATTACATTTCTGGCCGATGTCCATATTCGTGCCACTCGTCCTGATAATACTGATACTAGGGGTGATATTCCAGATATGATATTAGACCTCTTGTTAGGATTGGTTGTGAATGTAATGATGGTGGACAATGCCTCCGGACAGGCTCTCACCAAAGGAATCATTATGTATAACAAGATCGATAAGGTCAAGGAGGATGAAAACTTGAGGGCCGGCCTACATGAGGAGGCAAATCAAATTCTAAAAGACGCAATAAGGGAGGCAGGAAAACAATGACACACGAAACACATAAACATCATTTCCAAATCGCAGACATAGGTGCCTGGGATCTGGATGAGGACAGAAGCATCGTACCCAGCATCAACACCGTGCTGAAGCGATCAGGCATAGACGCGGTGGTGGACGGAGACGAGATGAACAATGCTTCATTCACCGTTTGGACCTATTCACCCAGAGTGGTAGTGGAAGAGGCCTTGAAGGCGGATGGTATTGAACTAGAGGACTAGTTCCTATTTCACAATTTTAGATTTGATGGGTGCCTTGGCACCTATCCTCTTGGCCACAGACTTGCCCTTGTTCTTGGCCTGCTTGATCTGGGCACCCTTCAGCCTCAATGATCCTGCTCCAGACCTCTTGGTCATGGCCAGTTTCTTGCCTGCTATGCCGGCCTTGGCCTGACGCTTCTTCCTTATCTTCGCAGACTTCTTGGGGTCTGTCTTCTGGAAACAGGTGCTGGGTTTGGCCACGATACGGCCTTTCCTTGGACCTGATGAGCATCTGAATCCCTTTTTAGGTGCCTTGCCTTTGATACGCCTCAGGATCTGGCTGACGCCTTCCGTGATGGCAGAATGGTCTGGATGGGTCTCCAGGTTGTCAACCTCCAGTGCCAAATCGTTTTTTGACACTATATTTTGTGGCACTAGATCTTGTGTCTGATCGCCTTTGATGGCACTAGATATAGTATCGCTAGATATTGTATCTTTTGATTCTTTTGGCGCTATGATTACTTCCGTGATCTTCATACGAGTATTTATAGACCTTACACCTAACGCATCTAAACCTTAATGCTTATACCTTAACCTTAATGCTTAAGCCTAAAACAATAGAACTGATAACATTTTATTACGCCTGCTACATTCTGCACAAGATCAACTTGACCCGGACAGATGTGTTAAATACAAGTGCGATGAAGATATCCGAGATATACAACACAGACGAAAACATAGGCCCAGCACCCAAGGGAGCATGTTCAAAACCTATGAGTAGCCTACCGGCTAGTTGGGTTAGCAGTTGTAAATCGCAGGGTAAGATGAAGCGTACAGGAAACCGTAGTGAGAAAGTGGGTGGCAAGACCATGAAGGTGAGTGGTAAGCGGATCAAGGGCAAGAAGTACGGTGGACCTTTACCAGACTATTCAAAATAAGATACAAAATCAGAGACCTGATAGCGAGCCAATAGCGAGCCATAACTAGTCTTGTATGCTAGAACGATTTTTTGGAAATAGAATAGTGTATGGAACCAAGATAGGTTTCATAGGTCTGGGCAAACTCGGCATGCCTTGTGCGGAGGCCATTGCTCAGAAGGGTTTTGATGTCGCGGGGTATGACATCGTGACTCGAAGATCCACTCTAGTAGAACTCAGAGATGACATCGATGACCTATGCAGAGACAGAGACATTGTATTCGTTGCCACGCCCACACCACACGAAGATGGTTATGATGGCAGACAACCAACCAGCCACCTGCCGCCAAAAGATTTCAATTACGACAGTGTGAAAGGCGTGTTGCGAGGCTGTAACAAACACATGGGACCTAACCAAACTTTGGTTTTGATATCAACGGTACTGCCCGGTACTATCAGGAGGGAACTGTCTGCTATAGTCCAAGGCGTTGGCCTGATCTACAACCCATACCTCATAGCGATGGGCACAGTGGCAGACGACATGATCAATCCAGAAATGATAATGATTGGCTCAGACAGAGGAGTGGATGATGCAAAGACACTGCAACTCGAAGCATTTTATAATCAGGTGTGTGACAACATGCCCAGGATAGAAAAAGGCACATGGGAAGAAGTCGAGTCAATGAAGATTTTCTACAACACCTTCATCAGCAACAAGATCGCTCTGGTCAATATGATACAAGACGTGGCGGCCAAGTTGGGTCACATGGACGTGGACAGGGTCACAGAATCATTGTCCAAGAGCACACAGAGAATAGTGAGTGACGCATACCTCAAAGCGGGCATGGGGGATGGTGGCAGTTGCCACCCAAGAGACAACATAGCCTTGCGTTGGCTTGCAAAGGATCTGGGCATCGGATATGATCTTTTTGAAAGCATAATGACCGCCAGGGAGAAGCAGGCAGAAAATATGGCACTTGCTATCTTACAGCACGGCAAAGACGTTTGCTTTACTTCGGACACCTATAAGCCAGGCACTCACCTTGTGGATGGTTCATATAGCCTTCTGGTGCAACATTACGTGACGAAGCACGGAGGGAACATCGTAAACGGGTTCGAAACACCGGTACAGGTGGTGGTGAGAGTGCATGAAACAGATCAAATTACAGCAGATAATGACACTATAATATTTGACCCATGGAGAACCTACCCACAAGCGCCTAATGTGGTGTACTATGGTAAATAAAACTAGTTTTAGGAGATTTATTAATGCCAAATTCAGATAACACACACGGAACTTTTAACAAACAGTCTATGATCATTTCACAACCAAAAAGTGGTTCAGAAGTACTAAGGGTATTCTCAAGCACAGACGATGCAAAGTCTTATATCTTCACAACAAATGCTTTGGCAGTCTGGGATGAATGTTGCACAAACCTACAGTGGGGACTTGTTGCAGACGACAATGGTGACAACACAAAATTGAAAGTCACATTTGATTTTGGAACAAAAGGCACATCTGATCAAAACGCGGCAGATGACTGGGCGGCTCAATGGTCGTCGAGATCAACAGCACTGACAAGCGGCAATGATTGGTACAAGAGCTCACCACAAAGCACAGACAATCCATACCAAACAGGATTTGCAATAGAAAGTTCATCTGATCATTTGTTCTAAGGTTGACTGGTAAATCAGACAAGTTCGGAATCTTTAACAAAAGAACACATATCCTGCTACAATTATCAGAAGACAAAAAGTCCTTCACAGATGTTGAAGATGCCAAAAGATGGTTCTTCACTCAAGAGGCGTTGGACGTTCATTATAGCACCTGTTACAAATTAGAGTGGGAACTGTTAGATAACACGAAGTTGAAATACACAATGGCATGGACCACCAAAGGAGATCCAAACATTTTACCAGAAAATGACTGGGCGGGAATTTACACTGCCTCAAAGCAAGAACTGATCGATAAACAAAAGTGGGCTCTAGGTCCTTACAGAACCGAAGTATCAGATAGTCACCTTTTCTAGGTCACAAAAAAAGGGCGACACATTTCTGCACCGCCCCTTTTGGATTAATCAATTACGCAGAGTAGTTGATTACTTTTCTGCCTGATTTTTTTAATAATGAAATGATGTTTGCTTTCATTGTTAAAGCAGAGTTCTTAGGTGCAACACCTAATACTTCTATTGTGAAGTCCAAACCTTTAGATAACAACTTGTTAGTCGCTGTTTTTCTTGCAGTGTTTTTTACTGCTAGGTTTTTGAACTTGATTTTACCACCGTGTACTTCACCATTCACTTTGTATGAAGAAGCCGGCTCGGCGAATACACCAATTTGCTTCGCTCTTGATTTGAAGTTTCTAGTGTATACAACGTATTGTGTTGAGTTTGCCATGGTCTTTGTTTCCTCTTTAGTAGATGGAAAAAGTGTATTAAACATACCTTTTAGCATATTGTTCCTCTTTCCTTGTTTGTTAGTTTAAGATTCATAAGAATTTCAATCTCTGTTATCCTACGCATCATGTGTACAATTATATACTAGAAAGTGTATTACGTCAACCGGTATGAAAAGATCAACTTTTATGCGACTAATTGTCCTTGTAATCGGGTACCTGGAATAGGTCTATTCCCTCGTCCAGCAGTTGGTTTGTTTCTTCCTTGGTCGCTTTACCATAAAACTTCTGATCACGTTTGCCCTTAGCGGCCTTCCTTGCCTCCTTGGCGAAGTTCTTACCAACGTCCTGGAAGTCTTTCTTTATCTTCTTGTTCAACTTACGCAGGATGGATTCCGCACTCTCGCCCATTACCATGTAGTCATCTGGTTCGCCCTTGGGTTTTGACAGTTTTACACTGGGAGCCATGATGGCCTTGTCAACGGCGGTGCTGTCACACATGGGACACTGTATCATGCCCTTGTTCTTTTGTTTGGTGTAGTCCTTACTGCTGGGGAACCAACCTTCGAACTCATACTTACATCTGCATCTCAGTTGGTATTTGATCATAATATTATTTACATTATACACTTGACAGATGAAACTGTCTACTATATTATTAAAATATGAGAATAGGCGCAACTGGATATACACCAGGTAGACCCAAGAAGACTTCACAGGGCAAGAACAAGAGCAGGATCAAACTGAGCTCTATGAACAAGCACAAGAAGAGGAGTTTCAAGGCTTATGCAGGACAGGGAAAGTAATACAAAACTGCTTGAGGCGGAGATAGGTAACCTGCAGGTACAGATAAGTGAGTACAGACAGATCATAGCGGAACTTACGGAAAAACTACAGAAGTACGAGCAGAAGTATGGGTCTGTTTTCACCCGTGCCGCAGATTGAAGATCACAGCATCCTTACGTCTCCTGAACTTCAAGGTTTCGTAGTCAACTATATGAACATTCATCATGCCGCCGTACTCTTTCATGATCCTTTCTTGATCTAATGGACGGATGGTGATGACTTCTCTGTCAGGCAAGGTGACATTGTAACCATGGAACATGGGCCACCAGTGCAATGGGTTGATAGAATCAAATTTCTCTTTCATTAATACAAGCATTATGATAGGTACTATAGTGAATGGCTCTGCCCACCAAGGGATTGCGTCTATTGTTAGCCAATCCACGAGATGTATAAATCCTGTCCACATGCCCAGTATGGTTAACAGAATGCCCATGATGGGCCAGAAGTCATCCTCTATGTCTATGTCATTATCATAGTGGGAATACATTCTTCGTTTCTGTTGGTTACTCATATTCATATAAAGTATATAGTGCAACAGATAACTACAACATATAAACTGTTGTAACGCTCCCAGAGAAGTTCACAGCATAAATCCCCAAAATAAAACTATATGGAACTTGCTATACTAATGGCGGGTATTGTTTACGGCTTGATCATCGGCCTAATACCAGCCGCGGGAGCGACGACAGGACTGATCACACTATTTGGATTCATGCCCTACTTCGTGGGCGACCCCTACCTGGGCGTGATATTCTGTGTGGCAGTAGTTGCCTCATCAACAACCGGTGATTCATTCAGTGGTGTGCTACTTGGCATACCCGGAGCCAACTCTGCGGCCGCAACCATGGTGGATGGTTTCCCCATGGCCAAGCGCGGTGAGGCCACCCGTGCCTTATCGGCCGCTATAACATCAAGCACGGCAAACGGATTGTTCTGGGGATCACTGACTTTCCTGTTCCTACCATACTACACCAAGGTTGTGATGTACATGGGCATACCGGAACTGTGGGCACTGGTCGTGTTGGCGTTCGTCACCGTGGGATTCCTCTCAACTAAGAAATACGTGAGAAGTGTCCTGGCGATCGTGCTTGGCATCACGCTGGGATTAGTGGGAGTGGATGCCAACAACGTGCCTCGCTTGACGATGGGATGGAGATATCTAGAGGATGGCATCCAGATACTTCCTTTCGTGGCGGGACTGTTTGCGATACCAGAGCTCTGGGACGGATGGTTCAACAGGAAGAAGACTACCACTATACACACAGGCAAGGGCAGTTTACAGGATCTGTCGCAGGGCATCCGGGACACTGTGAGATGTTGGCGTGACAGCATACGAGGGGGTGCCATAGGTTCTTTCATAGGACTGCTACCTGGACTGGGTGGTGCGATGGCGGACTGGTTGGCCTACGGAGCCACCGTGGCTTCAAACCCCAAAGAGAAATTTGGTGATGGAAATGTAAAAGGAATTGTTGGAGCGGAGGGTGCCAACAACGCACAGAAGGCCTCCAGTTTCATACCCACCGTTCTGTTTGGTATACCAGGGGCACCATTCGCCGCGATCCTGATGGGACTGTTCCTGTACTTGGGCATTGATTTGGGATCACCCGACACATTCTACGATGAGCAACTGTTCGACAGCATGACATTCGCTTTCCTGGCTGGCACTGTGTTGACCGCTGTCATCTGTTATGGTCTGGCCTACTTCGCTGGATGGGTCACACGTGTGCCTTACATCTACTACTTCCCCTTCATCCTGGCAGTGATCATCTGGGCCACCTTACAGTACACTGGTGGTTGGGAGGACCTGGCCACACTGACGGCATTCTCCGTACTGGGGGTGCTGTGTAAGAAATTCCAAGTCAGCAGGCCAGCACTGCTGATCGGATACCTGCTGAGTGACAGGATCTACAATCTCACTTATCAACTAATATCCTTGCATACATTTAATGATTTAATTACCAGACCTATCTTTATTTTTTTGATGTTCTGTGTTATACTATTATTGTATTGGGGTATAACAAAAAGGAGTCGAATAGACTATGCTTAAGAAAACGATAATGGCTTTGGTGTTAATGACAACCACTGCCTTGGCCGACTACAACTTGATCGTGCCACAAAAACCATCTGGTGGTACTTCTGTGTGGGCACAGATAGTTGTGGCCGAATGGGAGAAACACCTAGGTGAGCAGATCAATCTCATATACAAGCCAGGTGCCAGGGACCAACTGGGACCAAACGAGTTCCAGAACACACTGAGGTTCGATGACCGGACCATACTGGTATCACACGGAGGAAACGGAATATCATATCTTGTTGAACCTGTTGATTACAATTACTTAGATTGGGAATCAATCGGACAAATGAACTTGAACATCATTGTAGGTGCAAGGAATAAAGCCGATACTAAGAATGGTCCTATAAAATTTCCGTCAGGCTCCGGTATGACGCCAGAGGTAATGGCCATAGTCATGTTACTGACAGGACCAAATGGTGATCCCATAAAAACTTTCGAGGACAAAGTTGTATGGGTAAAAGGAATGAAAGGATCAGAGAGACGACTTGCATTCATCAGAGGTGATCTAAACGCAACTAGAGAAAACCCCGCGGCGTACAAGAAACACGTGATGCCGGTAATTGAAAAAGGTGACGCCTACACTTGGTTCCATCATGGACTCCTTGATGTCAACACGGGTAAACACAGCGAAGATCCAAACTTTACAGAACCAACTTTTGAAGCATTATTTGAACAGATGCATGGTGTTGCTCCAAGTGGTGACTTCTATGATGCCTACAAACTAGTCAAGAGTTGGAGAGACGCACTTCAGAAGGCGTTCTGGGTGAACAAGGGAAATCCAAACAAAGACAAACTCGTCGCCGCACTTGACAAGATGATCAACGATCCAGAGTCTGTTGCCGCAATCGAAAAGAAAGTTGGCAAGTACGAATGGAGAACGGGTCAACAGGGCGACGATGCCGTAAGAACACTAAAGACTTTTATCACTCCAAAGTCCTTAAAAACTTTGGCAGATTTCAAAAGTAAGCAGTTGGGTTACAATACTGTCTATAAGGAAGAGTTGACAAAATAATGTATATCCTTCTCACTGGTGCTCCCGGATCAAAATGGAGCAGTGTGGCAGAAAGCCTAAGTCGGTCGCCAGACATAGACAAATCTGACAGCACCAGTGAGAGAGCATACAACAACGGAGAGGTCAAGCACAAGGGATCATATTTTGATCCCGGAATGGAATTTGAAAACGATAGGGAGAACTGGGACAAACCCTTCACAGGCACAGGACATAGAGTAATCAAATCACACACATTTGCACACAATCTGGATGAACTTGCAAGTCTTGGATATCCTATCGTAATGGTATATCGTAGCCACCTTGAATGTTATGATTGGTGGGTGCAGGCCGGAGGGTTTGATATAACCTACCCTAACTATGGCTACTACGAGAACCTAGATAAAATGAAAACACACATACTGAAGCAAAACAGAGACATAAACAGATTTATTCTGGATAATCTCAAAAGGATTTGTTGCCCTGTTGACAACTTTGATCTTTGCAATGTGCTTGGAATTAAAAAACCGCCACGTAGAGATGTCATACATAATTACGCGGACAGAGATACTAAAGTGTACGTGTACAAATGAACAAAAAAATATTTGCAAAACTCTTGGGTCACAGCCAGAACGACCTTACGAAGATCACACAACCATGGATAAAGGAAACATTTGGTGTTGAAGTGGATCGTTGCGACACTTTAGAAGACTACTCAGAAGCAATAGACGAAGCCAGCCTCGAAAGGTACTTTTCAAAGTATTGGCACAACGACATGAAGAAATGGAAGTACTCTGGACTTGCATTGATAGATGAGGTCAACAGCCTAAAGCCAAGAAAAGTTCTAGATGTCGGGTGTGGATATAATGAGTTCAAAGGAAAGATAGATAATCTCGTGGGCATTGATCCTTACAACGACAAGGCAGACCTAAAGGTCAGCACACTGCAATACAAAACGGATGAGAAATATGATGTTATATTGTGTCTTGGTTCGGTCAACTTTGGATCCAAAGACAATATCATCGCAGAAGTGGGCAGATGTGTAAATCTTCTAGCAGACGATGGCGTCATGTTTTTCCGTGTCAATCCTGGACTGTCACACGATAAGACAGAAGCAGACTGGATTGAATTCTATGCATGGAATGTACCATTTATTATTGAACTGGCAGAAATGTATAAATTAAAGATTTTAGACATCAGAGACGATACAAATCAACGCAAATATTTCATTTACCGCAAAACCAAGTAGACATTTGCTATTATTCTGTTATAATAAAGAGTAAATACCACAGTATGCAAAAACACACAAAAAGTTTACTGGAAGAATTGAGCTCTATGCCTCTAAAAAGAGACAAAGAAGAGGTGGTCGAGAGCCGTGCGTCACACATACTTGAGTCTGCAATAAGACTTATGACTTACATCAGAGAAAACTTTGATCAAGACACAGCATTCAAATTAGAAAAAAAATTTAATTCTGCTCTCAAGAACATGGACGCATCTAAATTTTCAAAGGGCGTCGCAAGGATCAAAGAAAACAAAGACATCAAACAAAACATCCTTAAGATAAAAGACGGCGATTACGAAGAGTAATTGTGTCATCAAAAACTAATATCTCGACACATTCACCATTCCAACCTCTAGAGGCCGTGTTGGTAGGGCAAGGCGTCAGTGGTAATTTTTTCGATTGGGTAGATGATCCTGAAGTGAGACATCCATTACAACAGATAGTACATGAAACGCAAGAGGACCTCGAAAATATCAAAAAGGTATGCAGAAAGTTTGGTGCAGAAGTTTTCCAGGCACAAGCTCTGGAGTATGATAATGCTCTTTTAGACAGGCAGGCCATACCCGTGCCGCCAATTCAACCCAGAGATGTTCACCTTACACTTGACGACAAGGTATATTGCACATCGACCAACAAAATCTGGAACTACATCTATGAAATCGTACATGAGGACAACATCGTGAATCTTTTCAATCTGACGTACACCGGGCAGACGCAATTCACAGGCGGTGAAATGATCAACGGAGCAAATTGTCTCAAGGTAGGGACAAGGATTATATTGCCACACATGATTGATGGCGCAATGAGAGAATTTGGCATAAATTTTTTCAAAGAGAAAGGGTATGAAGTGATCGAAACCAACGATCCAGGACACTCGGATGGTTGCATGTCGGTGCTCAAGCCTGGTGTGCTGATTTCGATCATGGATGTAATGAACTACGACAAAACTTTCAAAGGATGGGAAGTTTTGAGCATCAAAGAGCAAGGATGGAATCAGATGCGTGGATGGCTTGAATTCAAAAGTAAAAGTAAAGGAAGATGGTGGATAGAAGGCGAGGAGTCTAACGAGTATCTTACCGACTTTGTGGACAAATGGCTGAAGGACTGGGTTGGGTATGTTGAAGAAACAGTATTTGATGTGAACATGTTCAGTCTTTCAGAAGATGTGGTGATGGTGAACAATTACAACAAGGAAGTGTTTGATTTCCTAAAGAAACATAGGATAGAACCTGTCATCTGTCCAATCAGACACCGATATTTCTGGGACGGTGGATTGCACTGTTTCACGTTAGATCTCAAACGTCAAGGCATCAGAGAGGACTACTTTAGATGAAATTGATAGGACTTGCGGGATCAAATATTGCATACATTGGGATGGTACTAACCGGTACTCCCTTTGGAAAGGCGTTGTCTTATCACAATCAAGTTTTTGATCACAGGGATAAAGGAAAAGGCCGATTCCAATACTTTCATGATATGACCAAAGATGATTCTGATGTAAAAATAATATTCGATGACCAACAAGAAATAATCGTGTTGAATTGGCAGGTCAAGTTTCGATTGCATCCAGATTCTGATTTCAATACCAAAGAGGGAGATGTCTGGAGCAGGTCACAGTATCAAATATGGAAAGATTTTGGAAGCCTATGGGAGACCCGGGCGGTGCTCCAATGGACTCACTCTTTGCACGATGATCAGCATCTTAGATCCACCTCTGATTATGCTGGTAGCATCTTTGATGGACAAAGTTTATACAAAGGGTTTACTGAAGCACGAGCAGAGTTTTCAAAGTTCGGAATAGATTACACTCAACAGGATTACAACGATTGGCGTCACAGTCAGGGGATTGTGTTCGGTTATATTGAGCAATTGAACGACGTTACGGAGGTGGGACAGGTCGATTCCCTACCAAATGATGTGCTCAAAGGCATAGCACTTGGGCGTGTGGCAAAAAACAATGGCCTGTCAGAGGACAATGTATGGGAACGCTACATTAAATAACAGTATGCTTATAGAAGATGTATTAACAGAATTCAAACGTACACACCTTGAACACATCGAGGACATTGTGATCACGGACGGCTACGAGGGTGGCAAGGCGGTCGTTGAATACTTCAGAGGTCTGTTGCTGACTTTGAAAGGCACAAGTTCAGAAGCAATGAGTGTGTCCGTTAAGTGGGACGGAGCACCTGCTGTGGTGTGTGGGACAAACCCAGACAATGGAAGATTCTTCGTTGGAACCAAATCAGTCTTTGCCAAGAATGCCAAAATTAATTACACCAAGAGAGACATAGCAAACAATCACGGCACGGATGAACTCGGACAGAAACTATTGAAGTGTTTGGTACATCTCAAAAAAATTAACATACAGGGTGTGGTGCAGGGTGACCTTCTATTCACAGACGAAGACATCACACGTAAGAATGTGGAGGGTAAACCTCACTTGACTTTTACTCCCAACACCATCACCTATGCTGTGCCAGAGGCAGGCTCCCTAGGAAAACAGATAGACAGAGCAAAGGTTGGAATAATTTTCCATACGACCTATGTTGGAGACAGTCTGGCTGACATGGAGGCAAAGGGAGGTGCAGATGTCAGTTCCTTTACCAAGAATGCAGATGTGTTCTTTGATAACGCAACCTACAAAGATGTGTCTGGTAGTGCCAAGTTCACAGACGATGAGACAAAACAATTCTTCAATGGCATTGAGAAACTTGAGAACCTATTGAATAGCGTGCCAAGGAATCTATCAAGTGTGCTGGGACAGAACCAGGACTTCATTCCCATGTTCCAGATGTACATCAACGCACGGGTAAGAGAAGGCGAACTACCAAACGACGCCAACAAGTTCCTACAGGGTTTCCGTAAGTTCTACACCGACAGGATGCAACAGCAGATGTCAGGTCTTAAGGCACAGAAGGCGTTACAACTAAGACAGGACAAGATGAAACAGATGCCCGTGTTCCTCAACAGGGCCAAGAAGCCACTACAGGCAATGCTGACATTCTACAGGGCGGTGCAGACCATGAAGGCATTTGTGTTGAGGAAGATGAACCAAGCGATGGCTATAGGTTCATTCCAACAGACGGACAATGGTTTGGAAGTCACGGAACCAGAAGGTTTCGTCGCTGTTGATAAAACTGGCAACGCTGTGAAATTAGTAGATAGGTTAGGTTTCTCGAGACGTAACTTGACTGCCGTCAGCAAATTCAAGAAATGATTCTAGGGTCTTGTTGATCTCTAAACTTAATTTTTCCTTATTGAAGAAAAGATCAGCATTGTGTTTTCGCATACTTTGTGATTGCAGATAGATGTCTTCCCATGGTGCTTCATGTAGATTTTTTATTGTCCTTGCTAATTTTTCTATCCTGTGATCACTGTCTTTTTCTAGGTCATAGGATTCGTCAAAATACTTGCTGAAAGTTTTGAAACCCATCTCTCTCAATTTCTGAAGATACAGATAATTGCCATGGACAACAAAAACTTGTTGTGCTATGATTGGCTTCCATATCTTTTCTGTCATGAATATTTCAGTGGCATTGTCGTTTGTTTCTGACACGATGCTACACCAACTGTCATTGTATGGCTTCTCATAGATGTCTTGGTCCATTCCATAAGTAGGGTAGTTCTGTGCCCAGGGTAGTTCATACTCCTTTGGGAGTTTCTTTTCAGGCCATCTGGTCCATATACTTTTTTCTAAGGTGTCCTGTGACTGCAACCTTTCAAAAAGTTTTACTCTGTGTTTCCTATTCAATTTATTCAGATAGAGAAAATTGAATTTTTTATCATCATGTTTGAATGCGAATGTCTTCCCACGATGCTTTTGCAACATGTAGAACCAAAACCACGACACTCCAGCACACCATATCATTTCGTCCACACGTGGTGGATAAAGGTCCATTCCCTGTATGTTCTCTAGTGATTCCCATGGAGTTGCCAAAATGAATTTGAAGCCTTGGCTATGCAACAGATCTTTCCTTTTCTTTAAATCATTCCTATACTCACTGCTTTTTGATGGATGGTACTGCCCCACTATACTTCTGTCAATTATGGCAAATTTTCTGTCATATGCATCAAGATCAAAACCCGGTAACATGTAATATTCTGAACAGCAATCAAAATGCTGATCCTTTATGGTGTTCATGTTGATAAAGGCATTGTATAGGTCATTATGCCCTGTCTTCATGAGATCTGTGAGAATTAAGTTTCGTTGCATCGCTTCAATAAATATTGTTATGCTTACACCATTTTTAAAGTATGTATCAGAAGGTAAAGTGATTAGACGCCATAGTGACTTGCAACGATATTCATTCCCAGAAGTAACAGAAAGGATCTATCTAAGTTTTTTGGCCTTGGCACTTTTAAGCCAAACGCAAAATGGAAAAACATTTGCAGACAGATACGCTGATCAGACAATGGCCAAGGGCACTTTCGATCAGGTTAGAATTATGAACAACGATCTTGCCAACATGTTGGCGATAGTCGCAGGTGATCCTGAAATCACAAAAAAACTTAAAAACAAGAACCAGGCCCAGGCCATGAGGCAACGACAACCAGTGCCCGTGATGGCCCTGCGTAGATACATGAGGACATGGGATGATCACTTCAAGAACTTGACAAACCTAGAAAGGGCATTGGACATCACGGATGCCAACCTTAAGAACATCAGGCGATCAGTAGCCAATTACAACAGTCTGCAATCTAGACTGAAACTACAGACCCTACACAGGCTACAACAGCAACTACAGGCTAAACTGCCCAACACGGATATACACAAGAAGTTCAAGGAGTTATGATGGCCAAAGAGAAATGCCACAGGTGCAACTGTGACCCGCACTGCGATGGGCACTGTGCCAACTGTGAGCAGTGTGATCACTGTGACTCTAATGATTGCCTAGGGAAGGACAGACAATGATCAAATATATTTGTGAACAATGCGGCTGTGAACAACACTGTAATAAATCCTGTACCGAGTGCCTGGACTGTCCAGACTGTGACTGCAAAAAGTGCCAAAAAAGCACAAGATCTTAATATTACAGCATAATTTACCAAATCAACCTATAAATACAATTAACATGATGTCTGAGCGACATCATAGTCATTTAAATCAGATAAAAAGGAGGATTAAAAATGGCAATAAGTGAAAACAATACAACTCACGTAGCATCAGGTGAATTTTTGGGCAAGGACCTAGAGTTCTTGAACCAAACTTTTCCAAGTTCTGTTGCGGCTAAGACAGCCAAAGACAGCACAATCGATGTGGTTGAGAAAACAATCCAAATCTACGCAAACATCGTAGGTGCGGGTCCGTTAGTAAACTCAGGTGTTGAGAAAAACTACATCGTTGAGGGCACTGACCAATTCGTTGGATCTCCAGCAAGTTCTGGCGGTACATTTACATTAACAACATCATCTGCGAACGCAACAGCAGGAACTTTGGCCACAGCGGTACAGGCCCTAGGAACTGTTGACTCTATCAACATGGGTTCAGAAACATCTTTTGTTTCAAACCTTGCGATGAGAAAAGCGACGTTAGAATAATCTTAGTACAGGAGAATAAATCATGGCGATTTCAAGAAATCAATTCTCTGGTGCGAGAGTGGCAGAGGAGTTCGAAGGTGTTGACGTATCATTGTTAACAGTTTCGTTAGGAGCAAATGCAAGTGCTGAGACTGGTGACTTCCAGTCTGATTCTGCACTGGCGGGATTACAGATTGTAGAGCAGACTATCATGAACCAAGGTGTGAACATCTTGGGATCTGGTACATTACAGGGTAACGAAAACTTTACGGTTTTAGTTAGAACTGACTCTCTACCTGTAGTTTCAGGATCAATATCCGCGGCGCATATCCAATCGGCTATCCAGGCGGCGGACACAGCACACAGAGGTAACACTCCAGGTCATACTGCTGATTTCAGTGGTGCGACAGTGGCGGTGAGACAACTGTACAGCACAACAGCGTAATAGAATAGCATAAGGAGAAAAAAAATGCCAATTACACAAAACAGATCAACTAACTTGACGAGAAGACAGTCTTTCAATGGTAAAGGTTTGACTTTCGTTGAAGTTATATTTGCACAATCAGTTGATGGCGCGACAACTCCTGAATCTTTGGATTCAGTATTTGACAAAGTATCAAAGGTTGTAAACAAGAATGGTACGCTTTTAGCACAATCTTACAGATTGGCGGCTAAGGCAACTGACAACGATGCGACTCTAGTGACTGAGATCACAGCAAATGACTCGATCGACTCATTCCAGTACATCGTTGAAGGGACACCAGGTCAATTCAACGCGGCGGATTCAGAAGGTGACATCAACATGGACGTTGATGCAACTGTAATCGCTGGCGCTGAAGAAGACCTTGAGGCAGACATCAGAGCGGTGTTAGACGGTGACTCATCGAACAACACGCAACACGTGGAGGTAAGAACATTATTACCTGAAGGTCACGTTAACGGTGACGCATCCACTTTCGTCGGAATGTTTGACCAAAGAGGTAACGCATAATAATATCTAATTGATATTACCAAAGGGCGGATCTATATTTTAGGTTCGCCCTTTTTTTACGATTAAATAATCACATGCCGGAACCCATAGAACAAACCATAGCAATAATTAACTCACCAGACAGCAAACTCAGGGACATCACACCTATAATCTACAGATTGGATGATTCGCACCCGGCACACATCACGAGGTTTAGATACCTTGATCAGACCTGTTGTGCCAGCGGCACCATGAGGAACTGGCTGTCCACCGAATACGGAAGCGAGGGATGGCACATGCAGACCGATCAAAAGGACGACTCGCCGATATTTGCCCTGGTGCGTGATCCCAGAGAACGATGGTGGTCCGGCGTGCGATCATGGATGAACAACCTGCCTTGGTACTCGTGGTGGGAGAACGAACAACTGATGACTGACTATTTCCCACACTTCAACCGTTTCACGACAAGCCAATGGCAGATACTCGACCAAGTGGAGGTTGACCATTACATCAAAGTTGACAGTGACCTAGCAGACAGGTTCGCAAATTTCTGCAGGAAACACAAACTTTTGCAATATGGCAGATTGAAAAAATTTAAAAACCACAGACACCAGGATGAAAACGTCATGAAGATGGAGAACACAGGTAGATCCCAACTGGAGAAGTTCCTACGACAGAACAAGAAATGGAACGACAAGTTGGAGGAGTTCCTTGCCCCAGACTACGCATATTGGGATCGGGTAAGCGGACAGGCCTAGATGTTTGAATACAGGATTCACACGCTGGTGGACATCACGGACAATGGCAATCTTAGGCAACCGTTTCCATTCAATACCCCGTCTGGTGATGTGATACACGACAAACACACACTAGGTATCGCCAGAAACCAAAACAGTAATTTCGCCACACTGTTGCAACTGCTCCAGATGAGGGGTAACGTGACCTGGGAGAACCCACCACTCAGGATGGAGTTACAGTCACTGGGCAACCACGGTTTCGGATCCTTCTATGAGGGCAAACACACCACATGGCACTTCCAGTTCTTCACGGAACAGACAGGAGTGTATGGCGATGTGATAGATCCAACCGCGTATCTACAAGAAGATTTCCACCAGGTGCCTATCGTTAGTTTCTGCAAGGAGACCGCGACCTTCCCATTGAGCACGTTTGACACTTGCACACCCGCTACCATAAACACGTACTTTTCGTACGCTGGACCAATCGATAAATAACAGTACATTTTAGGCACAAACAACAACACACAAAGGCTCATCAAAGGCAATGCGACAGGCACACTTCCAGGCTATAACGGCGGAGATCAGAGAGATCAAACAGGAGTTGAGAGAATTTATTATACTGATGAGTACAACAGATTTAGAGAAACAGAACCTAGAAGCACACGTGGACCTGTGTTCAGAGAGATACAAAGGACTTCACGATAGGTTGAGTGCTATAGAACTTCGTCTAGGCAAGATGAACGAAGAGATGACAGCGGGTCACAAGTCACAGACAAAGACGATCATAGCAACAGCGGGCACAGTGGTCGCAGGTTTACTATCAACGGTGGTGGTGATCCTGATGAAGATGCCAGGCTAAAATTACCAATAGATGTTCATACAGATAGCACCCAAGGCCAAGGTCTACGTCACAGACACTGACGTTGAATTCATAAGGCAACACACAACAGAATCATTCAGGGCAAAGCAACTGTCACCAGAGGAGGCTGACAGGGCCAAGCGATTGGCAGACAAGGCAGTGTTCGTGAGGAAAAAACTTGACGACGACACCCAATATGCTTTAAATAGGAAGATAAGGTTCGTTGCCAATGACAGGAAAAAATAAATCAGAACTGGTAAAACAGATAGAGGCCTACGGTCTCAAGAACAAACTCGAGGACCTCGCACGGAAGGAAGAGGCACGAAGGCCGTTCCGTCATCTGCCCAAACAGTTCTCCAAGGGCATCTTAATCGGTAACATCGCAATCGTTCCCAAGAAGCACACAGGCACAAGGTACGTGTATGTGATAGCAGACATGATGGAGGCAAAACTTCTACACGAGGACATCAACCTAAAGCAGACAGCGATACTAGTGGCACACCACCTCGCTGACGGCAAGAGCATTCCTGGCAACATTCTAGAATTAGACACCAAACACGCATCGCAACTGTTTGACATACAGAACGCCAAACGTATGATAAGGGAGGCACAGAAAGAGAAGGACGAACTTATGGAAGATGTTTACTGGGACAGGCTAGACGTCGCAAACCGCCTAGCGGACGAGTGCAAGGGCAAAATACAGCATATCTTTAATGACACGTTCGGAGGCTAGATAATAAATAAACACAGTATGAAGAGTTTAGACCTTACAAAACCAGTAACAACTGAATCATTATTGAAAGAATTCGAATCAAGATTCAACATGACCATGGATCTAACACAGTTGGATGAAGTTGAATTACAAGATTACGCAAATCATGTGAGAACAAAGATACACGAGATCACACAGAACACACACTTCGGACAAGAATTAAAAGATGACGCCTATCAGAAAAATCAAATGATGTTGGACATTATCAATCAAGCGATCTCAGAGAGAAAACTTGCCGAGTACGGTGGCAACATGGCAGACCCAGAAGCCAAAGCAGGTTCAACAGCGATCAGTGCCAAAGGCAAACTTGACAAAGGTCAGGCACTATCACAGGATGAGAAGAAAGTTGTTAGCAAGATGCTTACAAAAGAAGGTGTTGAAGAACAATCAGAATTAATTTTAGCGGCCAAGGACATGATGGACAAGGTAACAGGTTACTTGGAAGATCTAGCGTCAATGAAGACAGAAGGAATGTTAGAACTAGCAGACAGAATCAGAGATGAGATGGGAGCGGACAAGGCAGACGCTTTCATGCAAAAGATCCAGCCAGCGATTGAACAGGCGGAAGCGACTTTGACAACAACCAGGCAAGAACTGGACAACGGTGTAAGAATATTGACCGGAGAAGAAGTTGCTTCAGAACCCATGGGAGCCGATGACACGATGGACATGGACACAGATCTAGACTCACTGGACTCAGACACAGATGCAGAGACAGATGAGTTTGGAGCCTCTGATGCTGAAGCGGGTGGCACAGAACCTGAAGGCAGAGAGCAGAGAGAATCCAAAGAAGTGTTTGAAGCATCAAACAGATTGTATAGCAGATTAGCGGGGAAGTAATCCCGTGAGATTTTACGAATTCAAAAAATCAGACAGCGAATTAGAGTCAGCCATAATCAACGTGTTGTTGAACATGCGTGGTGATGCTGACGGAAAAAACAGTCCAAGTGACATCAGCATGGATGCCGTTAAACAGATCATGAGCAACACAGGTTACCCAGCATTCAATTACGATGTGTTCAAGAGGATCTATGACCAGGATGGTGACCTCAAGAATGTTGTAGCAGACTTTGATCAAGAGAAAATAATTGTGAAGACTGATCACGAGGCAGAGAAAGATCCTGCCATGGACTACGACGATCAAGGCAGTACAGATGTGGTCAAGAAGATGGCCAGATCTGCAATGAAAAGACGTCAGTAATTGACAAACACATATTTTAGTAATACAATATAATGATGAAAATACCAGAAGATGTCCTTGTGAAAAAAGGGATCACTTACAATCAGAAGTATCCTTACAATGAATTGTCTAAGATTACCAAGAATCACAAAAGACACTATGAAACACCAGACGGCCGAGCGGTGCCTAGTGTGACAACTGTGCTATCAGCAACCAAGGACATGACTCATCTACACGCATGGCGTAAGAGGGTGGGTGCGGAAAAGGCGCAACAGATCACCACAGAGTCAGCGAACATAGGAACAGTCATGCACCGTAGCCTTGAGAAGCACGTAAAAGGCGAGGACAGGACTCCAGGCTCAAACCTAATACAGCAGAAGGCACACAAGATGGCCAACGTGATCATAGACAACGGACTCAACAATGTCAGCGAGGTGTGGGGCTCAGAGGTATCGCTTTACTATCCAGAACTTTACGCAGGCACAACTGACTTGGTCGGAGTTTACAAAGGCGCTCCTGCAATCATGGATTTTAAACAAGCGAGACGTCTCAAGAAGAAAGAATGGGTAGAAGATTACTTCCTACAGTTGGTGGCATATTCTGAAGCACACAACAAGATGTATGACACGCAGATCAAGACAGGACGTATCTTTATATGCACACAGAACAACGAATATCAAACCTTTGACATAGACAACTACGAGCACTGGGTTGGACAGTGGTACGCTAAATTGGAACAATACTACAAGTCTATACTATAATAAATACGCTATATGCCTATAGTACAGATATCTAGAATACAGCACAGACGTGGAAAAAGAACCGATCTACCACAACTTGCCGCGGGTGAATTGGGTTGGGTAATTGACGAACAACGACTTTTCATAGGTAACGGCACGGTATCAGATGGTGCTCCCGCTGTAGGCAACACAGAAATCGTAACATCAGGCAGTTCAGCGTTCACGACAGCATTGAATCACACATACAAAGGATACCTAGGCGATTCCACTCCAATAACGACATCTCAACAGAGAACTTTACAGAAGAGATTAGATGATTATGTATCAGTCAAAGACTTTGGTGCAGTAGGTGATGACAGCACAGCAGACGTAACAGCGATACAAAATGCTATAAATGAAATTTACATAGACACAGACACTACCGTGAGCAACGACAAGAGAGCGAGAAGAATATTATTCTTTCCAGCAGGCACATACAGAATCAATGCCGCACTGAAGATACCTCCATACGCACATCTAGTTGGCGAAGGTCCAGACAAGACCATAATAAGGAATTCAGGCAACAATGCTGTGATGGTGACACAGGACACTTCGGAGAACGTTGGTGAAAGCATCACTGCATTAGTTGATCAGATACAGATTTCAAACATGACTATAAAAAATTCAGTTGCCTATGGCGGAATGTCAATTGACCGAGCGTCTAAATTGTATTTCAATAATGTCAGGTTCGAGGGATCATACGCATCTGGGGGAGAGGATGATTCAAATTCAAAAGGTGTGACAGTTACCTCAAGCACCGCTTTGGCATGTACTAAAATTAATTTTAACCAGTGCCAGTTTTCTAAATTCGCCAGATTGGTTGACATGAGTTTTGATGTTGACAATGTGAGGTTCAACAACTGTGACTTCAGTGAGGCATACTATGGTGCTATCTTTGGAGACGAGTGGGACAATTCAACCTCCAACGGTATGACATTGGGACCTAGGGGTATACACTTCACAGGCAACAGTTGGAGTGACATAGGACTACAGGCAATCTATGTCAAACCAAAGAACGTGACTTCGTCAGAAGCACCATCACGTAACATTGTTTCCTATGGCAACTGGTACGGAGAAGATGTAGCAAACAATTTCCAAGGAGTGAACTCATTAAACGAAGTTCCTGTGATACAGTTCGACCAAGACGAATGTACTTCGATGCTTGACTTTTTCGAGAGAACAGATCAAAGAGACACCGACTTTGGTGATTCGACAGATCCTTCCAACACACCACCCGAGGTGCAAGGAATAGGAATACACACGAAAGCGATTAGACAGATAACATTATCAGACAACACATCGACGGCCACCGATACAGGAATCTACCTTCCTGGTTTGTCAGATAAGGGTGTGAGAATCACTTACAAGATCAACAGAGGCACCACGTTCAGGACAGGAGTAATGGTAATCAGTGCCGCTGGAGAATTCTGCACAGCAAATGATGACTACGAGGAATCAAACGGAGACGCAGGCGTCACGCTGACAGCGAAGACATCAGACGGTGACTCCACTGGTGGTAATGACACCATCCGTGTTCAGTACGAGACTACAAACAATGCTGTACTAGGCGATGCCACCATGGAATACCAAATACAAATACTTGTATAACTTCACAATTAGATAGACAAAAAACTTTTTTTGTCATAATATTAGTACATTATAAAATTGCAAAACGACGTTGTGATTTTATTCGTATGACAAGTGACAAAAAAGATAAAAAAAGTTAAACGCACGGATTTAGGTAAATATGGATACAACAAAAACAAAAATCAAAAACAAGAAATACAAAATTTTAATGCCGAACACCAACTCTAGTACGATCAAAGTTCAAAAAAGAGATGGCAGGCTGGAAGACCTTGATATTAATAAAATTCATTTCGTCGTTGAAGAGGCTTGTGAAGGTCTTGCTGGAGTGTCGTCGTCACAGATAGAGATGAATGCCAACATACAGTTCTATGATGGCATGACAACAAAAGATATCCAAAATGTTTTGGTGAGGTCGGCAAACGATCTCATCAGTCTGGAAACACCAAACTATCAATACGCCGCGGCAAGATTACTTTCCTATGATGTAAGGAAGGAAGCACACGGCCAGTACGAATACATTCCATTATTGAAACTGATCCTAAGAAACATTAGATCGGGTGTGTATGACAAAGGCATACTAGACAAGTATTCAAAGACAGAGATTAAAAAATTCAATACATGGATCAAGAGAGAAAGAGATCTCAAGTTCACTTACGCAGGACTTAGACAGATCTGTGACAAGTATCTTGTACAGGACAGGAGCACAGGACAACTGTATGAGACTCCACAAGACATGTACATGATGATAGCGGCAACACTGTTTGCGGACTATCCTGCAAAGACAAGGATGAGTTATGTGAAAAAATATTATGATGCGATATCTCTACACAAGATCAACATACCTACGCCTGTGATGGCAGGTGTGAGGACTCCTATCAGACAGTTCGCTTCGTGCGTTCTAGTAGACAGTGATGATACACTTCCTTCAATCTTTTCAAGCGATATGGCGATAGGTTTATATGTTGCCAGAAGAGCAGGCATAGGAATCAATGCAGGACGTATCAGAGGCATCAACAGTAAAATCAGGGGAGGGGAGGTCCAACACACGGGTGTGATTCCGTTCCTAAAAAAATTCGAATCAACTGTGAGATGTTGCACACAGAATGGGGTCAGAGGCGGGAACGCGACTGTACACTTCCCAATATGGCATCCAGAGATAGAAGACATCCTTGTACTAAAGAACAACAAAGGCACAGAGGACAACAGGGTTAGAAGGATGGACTACTCCATACAGATATCCAAATTGTTCTATGAGAGATTCATGAACGAGGAAGACATCACTCTTATCTCACCGCACCAGGCTCCAGGGTTGTACGAAGCGTTTGGTACAGAAGATTTTGACGATTTGTACCTGAAGTATGAAGCAGACAAAACCATACCAAAGAAAACAGTACCAGCACAGGACTTGTTCTTTGATCTTTTGAAAGAAAGAGCAGAGACAGGTAGGATCTACATAATGAACCTTGACCACTGCAACTCACACAGTTCGTTCAAAGACAAAGTTTCAATGAGTAACCTGTGTCAGGAGATCACGTTACCCACAACACCCATACAGGACATACACGACGA